TAGTGATAATGCTAGTTGTTTGTTCTTGATCTCTTCCTAGGCGTGGGCGTAGTATACGTAGTTGTAGGTACCAACATTTATCATATTCGTTACTGAGAAACCACTTGATGTGGGTTGACCATAATTCGAGGAAGATTGACCACCAGTTGAGTTTATTTTAAGAATTTCATCATCGTTGACGTTCCAACCACGAATGGTATCTAATACAAACCAATCAGTAGTATTGACATTACGACATTTTATTATGACGAATCTGGGAGAGAATCCTGTCGATATCGTTTGAGTTTGACTTGAATCACTTCCTGTATAGCTACCAACCTTGCTGATACCTGGAACGCTAGCGAAGAGCCATGCTTGGTAATCACTTCCATCGACGTTAGTTCTAGTGATACTACCTAAAGTGATATGAGTGGATGTAGGAGCAGTGTCATCCCAGGAGTTTGTATTGCCCTCGGCACCATCCGAGCCTAGTTGAAGACTTTTCAATTCTGGATTAGTTCCTCCATCTAAGCCTTTATGGAAAACAGACCAAGTAGCAGTTCCACTACCAGTTAATCGCTTGAACCACATCATCTCAGGGACTTGTGAAAGACTATGTGCAATGGCAGAACCTGCTTCACCATTCCCTGTATAAGCCAAAACATCAAAACCAGCATGTCGTTTCCAAGCCCAAGCTTGATATAACCCAGCAGTACTGGTTGTAAACGAATTCCACCCATTCATATAATCCCACTTTGAGTAAGTGTTAGTTGACTCAAGATCAGATGTATTAGGTAATACTTTTTTCTCTCCTTTCAACCTGCTATAGGCACTCCAGTCACTAGTAGCCTCTGGTTTTTTCAGAAGTATTGAATCAGGTGCAAAGCTCAATGAACTAATCCAAGGTGCAACTGTGTTGCCGCCAGAACTTTTCATGTCGAATACCGACGTACCTTGCCCCGCGCTGTACTGCTTACCAACATATCCATCTGGACGGCGAATAGCTATATAAATATAGTTGTTGGTGCCGTTTGTCATAGTACTAGTACTAGTTAGTTTAAAGCCTGTAGCTGTCACCGATAATTGATCGAAATCATATTCGTCATTGTCATGGTTGGCGATTACATATTTTTCCTCACCACCATTTACGATTCCTGCCGTCATATCATATATGCCCCAACCAGAACCACCATCCATCTTGATGATGAGATAGGACGGCTCCCAACCTAAATAAATTTCTGGGCCATTAGTCGAATTATTACCCCTATAACTGCCGCATTTAATGATATTCTGATTATTGTTTGCTCCAAACACAAACCCATTAGTGTCGTCGAAGGGACTATCTGTACTTGCTGTAATTGTTGTTCCACCATTGGCTGTAATTGTTGTTGGGCTTACTGTGGCCGACGTAGTAGAAGAACCATTACAACACAAGAGCACCGTATTAGTTATGTTCGTTAATGGCTGAGTTGGTGGTCTAAACGATGAAGTATAAACCGCAGTTCCTTTAACAATACGGAAATTAGAAATTTTACCATCCCAGAAGTTTGAGCCATTGTAAAACTTTCCTATATAAGCATTACTCCCTGGAGCACTTTTATTTGAACTGTTTGTCCACTTCTGCGCCAAATTACCGTTTACAAATAATCTATTAGTTGATCCTTGACGAGTATATGCCACATGACTCCAACTCCCTAAAGCCAGTTGATTTCCAGACCAAGCAGTGTACAGTGTGCCAGCCGAGTATACTCTTACCTCTCTATAGTTTACATATATACACGTCCCGTTATTGCTTCCATCTCGATCATCATAAATCACTTTACTAGTAGTAGCACCAAGAGGATTGACCCATGCTTCTATGGTGAAATCTCCTGTTCCCATTCCTAGACTACTATCCGTAGGAATAGTTAGATAAGGTTCATTACCAGAAGTAGCACTGTCAAATGCAACAGATCGTGCAGTAGCGGCTGTGGACTCGCCGCCTGCGAATAAATAACCTATGTAGGTTCTTTGATTAGAGGTAGAAGTACCAAAGTTCACATGTGCGTCGTCACTCACAGTAAAGTGAGTTGACGTTGGAGCTGCTGGAAGGTAGTCATTAGAACCAGCACTATTTCCCTCGTTTAGATCTATTGTACGAAAGGTATCACCAGAACTAACGGTTCCAAGACCAGTAAGATTTCTATGATATACAGTCCAATCTCTGTTGCCACCACTGCTAGCACCCTCAACAGGTTTGATCATAATCACGCCGGGAACACAACCAAGACTGTGTGCTATTTGGCGAGGATTGACAGAGTTTCCTACCCAAGTAACAACATCAAAGAAACCAGGTGTTTTTCTAAAGCTATAGGAAGCATACCTGTATGATTCATTATTAAAGAAATCACTACCACTATCATTCTTTAACGTAAATCCAGTTGTCGTAAACGAATTAAAGTTCTTGTCTGAGGCTATGGCAACTTGGTCCTGATCACTATTGCTTTTTATATAGTATCCAGCACCTCTCTCTGTATCCACTAAAGCATGATCTGTATTATCCTTGGTTCTATTTTTGATCCAAACTAGGCCGCCGTTGTCTGACAAATTTACTCCATTTTGGATTGCTAGATCAGCCCCAACTCCGTCATATAAATACGTGCTGAATACATCATCAACATATGTTTTTGCACTACTACCACTATCTGCACCACCCGCACCTAAAAGGATGTGTTGAGTAGCACTCATTGTTAACCTCCGTATTGTTTGTTAGTTGATAAATACATTTTTATGTAAGCCCTGAGCCTGATATGTAGTAAACATCTGCTTCTGTACAAAGAATAGTAGCCATTCCTTTTGCAGCAAGTGTGCGATTGCCAGTTTGACCGTTCGCCGTGTTGTACAGCGTTACATTTGTAGCCATAATTGTTTGATTGTTATTACTCTTATTTATTAACGTAATCGCCTGACCTGCTGTAAAGTTAGATGTATCGTTCAATATCCAACCGCCACTCTGGTTAATCGAATGTTTTCCAGAATCACCATTTACTATTGCATGTTGGCCGTTTTTATCCAATTGAACAATAGTACGTAGATCGCCTTTACTATCTGATACCGTCCCAGAAAATGTAGCATTACCAGTCTTAGCAATAGTTAAAAAGACAGTTGGAGTACTAAAATCATTTGCTAGTTTCCTGATCTTTAAATTCTCATCCGTGGAAATTATTTCGAAATTTCGTGCAGCAACATCAGTAGCATTATTATCTCTGAGAATAATACTTCCATGAGTACTACCCTCAACTAAAATCTCAGAGACAGTACCTGCATTGATTTTTACTTTTTGATTAAAGTCCCAACTATTTGTTGATTCTGTCCAGACAATCGTCTTGTCTGTAGCACCTTTTAATGTAATACCACCGCCATCTGCTGTCTGATCACTGGGAGTTGTTACTTTTCCAAGTTCAATATTTTTATCCTCTACCTCAAGATTTGTCGTATTAACTGATGTTGTCGTCCCATTAACCGTTAGGTTCCCGCTGAGAGTGAGATTAACTCCTGTCGCATTTCCTGTAAATGCTGGAGCCGCGAGTGGAGCGTAACTTCCTAGCTCTGTTTGAACATATGCAGTAGATGCAGCTTTAGTACTATTATCCGCTGCGGTAGCCGTTGGTATTGTTACTGTCCCAGTCAGAGTTGGATCAGCTAATGGTGCGAAACTTGTAGCAACAAACGCCGTAGATGCAGCTTTAGTACTATTATCCCCTGCTGTAGGTGTTGGTATTGTTACCACCCCTGACAGCGTTGGACTAGCCTTTGGCGCTAACTCACTTATAACAACAGTAACTTCGTTGTTAGCGCCATCCTCGTATATTAAATCTTGAACTTTTAAGTTCCCGAAAGCCATGAAGAGATCTCTTCTATTTCCCTATCAGTAGTATAATTGAACCGGCAAACCTAACGTCTACACTGAGTCTGCATCCGCAGCCGTTAATTCTTCTAGCGCGTTTATCTCTTCCTGAGCAATAGCTGTCTTTAGCTCGTCAACCGCCTTGTTTGCTGCTTGATATTTCATACCTGCTTCTTGTTGTTCCTTTACTGCTTGGATGAGTTTGCGAACAAGTTCCTGATCTGCCATTCTCTAGAAATAACGTATTCAAATTATAAATTATTTTGATTATGACTGTGTTTATGGCTTAGTAGGCCATGTCACGTTATGAGGCCAGCCCGAATCATTAGCAGGGAGATCTCTTAATGCCTGTCGGTATGTTGTCATATCGCTACTCATTGTGACATCTGATAATGCATAAAAATCTGTTTCTGCTAATTTCTTATCACGCTCCGCTCTTTGATATCTTGCGGCATTGTCATCAACATTCGCTCTGTAAGCTGTTTCGTTTTGTGCCGCCGTGGAAGTTACGTTTCCAGCTTCATCCTTTGTATCAGTAAAGGTTGGGCCAATCTTATATTTTGTTTGCCATCGACCTGATACTTGCTCTACCCCGTCTCTTTCTACTTTCTGATACGGAGGAGTTGTAGATGGCTGAGCACCTTCGTAAACCCAGTCGTAGCCAAGATCATTGACTAGCGCTTCATTAAGCACTCTTGGGAAACTTGTATTGGGAAATAAACTCTTAAAAGCAGAGGCACCTACTACTAATGTTCCATCTGATTGCTTACGATATTCAGACATAATTTCAAATGATATATATTCAGTCTAAACGGTGTTAATTGTGTAGATTCGATTACGCATGGCAATAGTAGATGTACGTATTATTGGGAGTATTAAACAGAGCGTTATCAGCGTCTACAGTGAAACCTGTTGAAGTTGGTTGACCAAAAGCAACATCTCCTTGGACAGCGTCGGTATTCAAGTACATGTATTTATCATCACCTGAAGCCCAGCCTCTCGTTGTGTCATACATATTCCAGTTAGCCGTATTAGTACTACTTTTTATAATGACAAATCTGGGCTGAAAACCTGTGGTCACAGTAACAGCCGAGGTTGAACCCGAATAGCTGCCAACCTTGCTTATACCACTGACCGAGCTAAATAAGTAAGCTATATATGTAGCATTATCTGCGCCTACACTTGTATAAGCTCCTACCGTAAACATAGTTGCTGTAGGAGCAGAGGAGAACACAGTATTTCCTACGGTTTGACTAGCATCAGAGTTTAATATTAAATATTGGCGGCTATCACCTGTTAAACCCACGTGATACACTGCCCAATCCGCTGTATCATCTCTTCTTTTTATCCATATCATTTCAGGAACTTGTCCACAGCCATGTCGAATAGCCTGCAATGTTGTTCCACGCCCCTCGTAAGACACCACGTCTAAACCAGCGTGGCGTTTAAACATCAGCGATTGAAAAGTGCTCAGGCCATTGTTTGCCCATCCAACATTAGAATCCCATTGAGCAATAGTACTTGTACCTGCTGTGGTATCTTGATTTGCAGCCAATAATCCTTGTCCTAACTTTCTTGTATAAATAAGCTTATTTGCGACAGACGCAGGTGTTATCCTTATAACAAAATCAACGGGAAATCCACTGTCATAGGATGGAAAAGTCCCAGTAGTACCTGTGTCTATCTGAAAGCAGTCGCTTCCAAGAGCAGGGGGGCGACCACAATATCCATCACTACGGCGTATAGCCATATAGATATATTTGTTACCATTTGTGTTTTGATAGGTACCATTACCCGTAACCTTAAAACCTGTAGCGGAAACTGATACACCTGCTACATCTGTTGCCTCGTCATCGGTACTATTTGCTTCCAGTCTGTAACCAGTTGCCTCTTCATCCATCTTTCTTATTACATCAAATATCTGCCAACGAGTATTACTTGCGTCTGCGTTCTTTATCAGTAGCCATTGTGGTTCAAAACCTACATCGACCTCCAATCCGTTAGTAGCGTCACCATTGCCAATATAAGAACCGCACTTAATTATGTTTTGATCCTTGTTCTTTCCAAATACCAATCCTCCTGTGTCTATAAATGGACTATCGGCACTTGCTGTTGGATCACCACTGGAGGAGATTGTTCCTACAGTTGCTCCTGTTACTGATGAGTTATTACAAAATAAAGCTTTAGTATTTGTTATGTTTGTTAATGGCCCAGTTGGCGGAACGAAATCTGTTGTATAAAGTGCTGTTCCATTTATTAAACGTACATTCGATATTTTCCCAGTAAAATAGTATTGATCGCTATTCCTACGACCTACCGAAAATCCTGTAATATTGTAATCAGTATCATCGACGTAAATCTGACTTTCTTTAGTACCATTCAGATACATTCCTGTGGTTCGAACACCATTATTCGTTTCTCTGACAATAGCTATGTGATGCCATTGTCCTATAGCTAATGTGCTTGAGGAAGTAATTCGGGTAGCTTGATTTGTTCGATAGATACATCCTCCACTAGATGTAATATACAGAGCCCATTCATCAGTTCCAGTACCTTGGTCTCCATCAATGAAAAATTCAAGATCATTTGCATCTTGATAGAACCAAAATTCTAAAGTGAAATCATTTGTACCAAGTGTGTAATCACTGGATGTATTTGTAGATAAGTAATCACCAGTTCCATCAAAAACGACAGATCTTGCTGTGGCAGCAGTAGATTCGGAGCCTGCGAATAAATAGCAAATATAGGTTTCCCCATTAGCATTAACAACATTATTTGCACTTAGACTTATATCGCTGCTGGTAGGCTCCGTATCGTTCCAAGCGGTAGTGTCAGTCTGTTGTGCCGCAGTATTTAGTCTTAATTTTTTTTCCGCGCCAATACCCCTATGATAGACAACCCAGTAATCGCCGGATCCACTGGTCTCCCTAACAAGTACCATCCCAGGCTTGCAACCTAAGTTATGTGATATTTGACGCGCTACTCCAGTTCCTGTCCATGTTTGAATATCGAAAAAACCAGGTGCTTGACGGAAACTCCATGAAACATAATTATCACTGCCATCATTAAAAAAATTATCCCCATCATCATTCTTTAACGTAAACCCAGTTGATGTGAACGAACTAATGTTTTGAGTACTAGCGTTATAAGTAACTTCGGTAGTGTCAGTATCACTACTTACATATTTTCCAACACCTCTTTCCGTATCAACTAAAACATTAGAAGTGCTATTGGAACTTCTATTTTTGATCCAAGTAAGACCGCCCTTACCCGATAAATTCACTCCATTGTTAATGGTTTGATCACCCCCATTACCACTATATAAATACGTGCTAAACACATCATCAACATATGTTTTACCATCTCCCGCGTCTGCCGCTGCCATCAGCAAGCGTTGTGCCTGTAAATCCATGATTAATTCACATAATCCACAAGAGCTGAGCCTCGATATCTACTTCCACCATCATCAGTAATAAACATAAATAGATGTGTCTTTCCAGTTGTAAAAGTTGGAGCAAGATCGTTATTCCATTTCACTGAAGCAGGCCATGCAATCGTACCACTGGTATAAGTTATCTCCACAGTAAAAGCAGTAACCGTTCCAGACGCAGCAGGATTGCTGAAGGTAAATGTAGTCGTACCTGCTACTGTCTTAGTGAAGTAGTTAGATGTTCTGAGGTCTAAGTCTGATGCTGCAATTGCAGTAGCAGCTTGAGATACAGCTCCTGTAAATTTTGAGACTCCAGTAGCGTTAATTCTTAGACGTTCAGTACCGCTTGTTGATCCTGCCGCAAAGATCATTGCATCACCCTCTGCTCCAACAGCAACATGTCCAACAGCAGTCGTAGTATTATCAACAAACGAAATTTGTGCTTTCGCATCCGTAGAGCGAGCCACTATTGCTGTATCTTCTGTTCCAGCTTGGATATCAAGAGCGTTGCTTGGACTTGTAGTTCCAATGCCAACCCTATTGTTTGTACCGTCTACATATAAGGTATTCGTGTCAAACGTCGCATTCCCTGTGAATACTGCGTTCGCTGGCGTATAGGTGAGAGCTTCTAGTGTTGAACCGTCTTTAATGTACAGCTTATTCTGATCCTCGGCATACATAATCTCTCCATCCTGTAGATCATTGAGACTAGTAGTTAAATTTGTTAAAGAACCTCTTGCTATTCTTACTGGTGTTCTGGTAAGGGGTGTTGACATAGTTAGCTACCGAAATCGCCTCCATCAAATACATTCGCTGTACTTATCGTAGACGAACCGTTATCAAAGTTGCCTCCATCGATCTGAATTAAGCTCGCACTATTCACCCATGCTGTTCCGTTGTATTTCAATACCTGACCACTAGATGCACTACTGATGGTTACATCGCTTAAACCTGCAAGAGTAGATGATCCACCTCCACCTCCACTTCCACCTATTTGACCCCAGGCATTCGTATAACCCTCAAATTGAGACGTTTGTGTATTGTATCTAAACATCCCTGCTGTTGGAGTCCCTGGTCTTTGTGCAGTCGTTCCAGCATTTAACTTCAAAGCTCCCGTATCAAAAAATTGAAGGTTGAGCAAATCAACAGTGACATCTGTACCTGAATCGTTGTACAGGATCTCGTCAATTTTTAAGGTTCCGTATTGTGGCATTTAGAGAATCACCCAGAGTCTGTTAGCAGGGACTGTTATTACCGCTCCGTTTTGAATCGTCATCGGGCCGACGCTAACAGCATTTTTGTCGCCATTACCAGAACCAATTTCATACGAGGACGTAACTGTGACTTGGTTCTCGAGAAATGACGTATCAGTTCCACCACCAGATGCACCGCCACCACTACCGCCTACAGCAGTCCAAGCGTTGATCGATCCGGCTAGATATATTTTAAGACTTGAATTATTGGTGTCGTACCACCAATCACCAGAACTCATTCCTGAAGTGGGAGCTGATGTTTGGATATAGACTTGATTACCCGCATTGACAGCCTCCCATGCACTGCCATTCCACATCTTGAGCACACTGGTACTTGTGTCGTACCATATATCTGCTGTCTGAGCAGTTGGAGCAGTACCTGACCTGTAGATCCAAGGAGAATTTAATCGATCACTAGCAGTATCCAATTCATTTGGATAGCCATTGATATAAATTATCGGTTTGCGTGTTGCCATTTTACTTCAGTAGTACTGGGACATCAATGTTTAATGCAAGTGTGTTTGCATCTAATGCTTCTCCCACTAGCACTAAATATTCATTAGCACCTGAAGGAGGAGTTAATGATATTGTTCCTGTTCCGTTCAAAAAGTATCGTGCCCCTGTCGTCAAGGTTCCTCCAGACCAACCAGTCACATTGATCTTTCCTGTGAAAATCAATTTCGCTGTGCTATTCGCAGTGGCTGCTAAACGAACAAGTCCAGCAACTGTAGCTATATCTCTTGTTGAGTTATGTGCTGCCTTTGCCAGCTTCCCATTCGCATCAATATACACAACATCACCTATTGCTAGATTCTCTGCTGCGGTTAATTCAATTTCCAAGGCGGAACCAGTGCCACCACCACCGCCACCATCCATTTCATTAATTGCAGTTTGCAATGCTATTAATGCTTGAATAATGCCTCCCGTATTTGGATCGTATGCCGTCGTCAATGTGCCTCCTGCCGCAACAATGCAAGCTTGGATAGCGGATATAATTCCACCAGTATTTTCAGGGTAAGCCGCCATACCTCCTATTCTAAAGACTTCTAAGGAACGATTACTGGAGCCGTGTTTGACCCTCCTTTTACTACTTCAATCATGGGGTAACTAACGCCTCCAATTGTTACTGTGCTTTCAAATTGCTGAGTCGTTGCATTGAAAATTTTGATCTCTTGCGTTCCTCTTTTACACCACCAATCATTCTGTCTGCACCAGCTTGCTTCTGGTTCTTCGTGGTCGTTCCAGAGCATCGGCCTATTGTCGGGCCTAATATTATTTCTTACATCTCCACCTGGAAATAGTTCCAAGCCAACAACTTCTGCAAGAGATAAGGCGTATCGATCGTAGTTAACTCTATGCCTTGCGTTGTATTCGTCATACACTTGATCACTGAATTCTCTCTCCATACTTGAATCTGTAAGCAATCCACTAGTGTTGTCACCGTAGTACTGAGTCGGGAAATCATTCGGTTCGTACCAAGGGATTCCACATTCCCATCTCATTGCATGCATATGTTTACATTCGCGACGTTCGTCAATTCGACTTTGCAGAGAACGCCACTGCCTGTAATAACCAGCACCCTGCCGTTCCCAAGCAGCGCGAACAGTTCTGCTGGCGTTAGGCAATGGGAACATATCTTGATCAACCTCTCCTTTTGGAAATTCAAGGTTGGCTAATGCACCACCTAAGTGATCAGGACAACAACAAAACAGCTTCGTTGAAGAGCAAAGATGACGAGTGCTATCCGTCTTCCAAATATTCGGGGAAGATGGATTGTAATCGAGCTTTTTCCAATAAATTGCATTGTTATATTTGACTCGTCCATATGCTTTCGACAGATCAAAGACCAACGTCATTGAGCCTGTATTTGCGGCAATTAAAGTTAAAGCAACACTCCCTTCTGGCTTGGAAACGATATCGTCGGGATAATTTGGTCCAGATGCTGTGTCTTCAAATTGATCTCCGATAAAAATAGAAAAGATACCAACCTGAGATGAAGTCAACACTCCGTTGACGTTATAAGTCAATGTATGATTTGCAGGGTCAGGATCACTTGTGTTGGTTGATATTTGGGACGATGTCAAAGCATTAGGAAGGATGATACTTCCTCTCGTTCTTTGCCCTACGTACCAACTTCTCTCAGGACTGGTTTCACTTGGAAACATCGTAATGATATCCTTCGATACACCACTCACAGCACCTGTTGTGAATCGACTATTGCTGTATATCGATAAATCATCCCAGCTTCTACCTGTGCCGAAATAATAAGCTTGACCTAATTGCCATCTTTTGTAATCACTTTGACGATTATACGACTCAAGAATTGTAGGGAACTGAGCAGTACCGTATACGCCTAGTCCTTTACCTTTGCTCGGGTATAAACCTTTCGCTTTATTTAATCCAATTCCTTTTGTAATAGGCTGCAGCCCGAAACCTGTTCCTAGGCTCCCGAGACCTTTACCCATTATCTAAAACTTCTTCCAGAATCATAATAACTACTATCTCGCCCTGCTCCAGATCTCAATCCTGCACTTGCGTATCGCCTGTTTTCTGTGGCTCTTGGTCCAGCAGTTATCCTACTTCTTTGTCTTGATCGATCTGAAGTTGCAGTAGCACCAGAAGCTAAGTTGCCTCGTGTTCTTCCTGGGAAACCTCCAACATTAAATCCTCTAGTCAGTTGTGATGTTTCGTCTGCACGTTGAGCGTTGAAATATGAATCTGCTTCTCTTCTGGCATCGTCGTAATCAGATTCCAGTCGTGCATATTTTTCCTCTAAATTCGAATATTTTTCTCGACCTTCATTTAATGCCCTATCGTACTCTGCTTGCATTCCACCATCATCAGCATCATCTGTATCGTCCGTAGTGTCTCTAACACCTGTAGTGTCTGTAGTCCCTGGAGTGTCTTCAGTGTCGGTAGTATCTGCAATATTAATTTTTTCTGTCGTGTCTGTGTAGTTCGTGTAGTCCGTCGTATCTGTAGTATCTGTAGTATCTGTCACAAATTCTTCAATATCGGTCGTATCTGGTTCCTCTATCGCGCCTTCGTAGTCCTTAGTATCTTCAGTATCACTTAATCCGTCGTCTGATGGATTATTAATATTTTGATATTCGTCACTCCTTTCGATATTGGCTAGTACTTCCTCACGAGTAGCACCCTGATCTAAATCATTCATCCAATATTCCCTACCTTCATCTCCAAGATCACGATTCAATACATCTTGATAAGTATCTCCTAGCCATTTCTCATTGCTCCTTTCAATATTGGCTAGCACTTCTTCACGTGTAGCACCTTCTGCTAGATCATTTAGCCAATAGTTCCTACCTTCATCTCCAAGATCACGACCTAATACATCTTGGTAAGTTTGTTGTAACCATTCCTCGTCGGCTAATCCTTCATCTGATGGGTTGTTAATGTTTTGATATTCATCACTCCTTTCGATATTGGCCTGCACTTCCTCACGGGTAGCTCCCTTGCCTAAGTCTCCCATCCAATACTCCTTACCTTCATCTCCAAGATCACGACCTAGTACATCTTGATAAGTTTGTTGCAACCATTCCTCGTTATTTAATCCTTCACCTGACGGGTTATTAATATTTTGATATTCTTCACTACGTTTAATGTTGTCAATAACTTCTTGCTTTGTTTGATTACCACTATTGATTTGTTCCGCCCAATACTCAGCACCTGCTTGGTCTGGATCTCTATTTAATTCAACTTGATAGGTGTCTTCAATAAATTGTTGGGTTTCTTGTTCCTGCTCATTTGTCTTTGCTTCTTCTTTCTTTTGATATTCATCACTTTTCTGGATATTAGCTTTCACTTCCTCGCGTGTAGCACCTTGCGCTAAATCATCCATCCAGTATTCCTTGCCCTCATCTCCAAGATCACGACCTAATACTTCTTGGTACGTCTCTTGTAAAAACTCTTCGTTGTTTAATCCTTCACCCGACGAGTCATTAATGTTTTGATATTCTTCACTGCGTCTAATATTGTCAACAACTTCTTGCTTTGTCTGCTTTCCACTATTAATTTGTTCAGCCCAGTACTCAGCCCCTGCCTTGTCGGGATCTCTATTTAATTCAACTTGATAAGTGTCTTCAATAAATTTCTGGGTGTCTTGCTTGTCAGCTAAAGCAGGAGTAGAAGCCTGTTGATTTCTCTGAGGGTCTATTAACTCTGTAAACTTCTTTACCTCCCCATCTTCACCTCTGATGGCAGTTTTCTGTGATGTTTCTTTGTTCTGATCTTTTTCCTTTAAAGCTTCTTTATTCTTGTATTCCTCGCTACGTCTAATGTTGTCAAGAACTTCTTGTTTGGTTTGCTTGCCGCTACTGATTTGCTCAGCCCAATAGTCAGCACCTGCTTTGTCTGAATCCCTGTTTAACTCGACTTGATATGTGTCTTCAATAAATTGACGAATATCTTGCTCCTCTCTTGCCTTTTGCTCCCTAGCAGCTTTTTCTCGTGCTTTTCTCTCTTTAGCTTTAGCAGCTCTCTTTCTTTCTTTCTCTCTCGCAGCAGCTTTTGCTTCTTTTTCCTTTTGAGCGTTAGCAGCAGCTTCTTGTTCTCTTCTCTTTTTATCTTTAGCAGCTTGTTCCTCCCCTCTCTTTTTCTCCTTTTCTGCTTTTATTTTTTTTCCTTCTGCTGAAGAATCGAATAATTCAGCAACTCGAGCTGGTGATGTTTTCCCAGATTCTATTTCTGCCTTCCAATAAGCTTTACCTGCTGCGTCAGGTTCTCTACCAAACTTCTCTTTGTAGAGTTGATCTAAATATGCTCCTGAATCAGCAAGTGATGCCATGATTTAGAAGAATCCTCCTTGAGCGAAAACGTGAACTCTTGTATTCGCGCTTGGAGCATCCATCGCCTCATCAATCCCCACATAAATCAATGCACTAGAGGGAACATATAAACCTGTATTTTTCTTATCCGTCTCGCTAATATTACTATCAGCACCTAAATTAGGAACGGGAACACTTAACGGTGGTAAAGAAATATTTGCCCTACTACCAAGAGTTGAAGTAACGGCTGCACGTGCTACGAGTGCCGTATTAGCTGCTGTTATAGATGTTGCAGTTGTTGCTGTACTTAAGAAAACTAAGACATTATGCGTAGCACTGCTATTTTCTAGTGTCAGGATCGACAGGCTATCAATAACAGCACCGTCATTACTGGAACAATCAACTAATAAGAAGCAGCCTGACGGGGATGGTGTGTTGTAATTGCCTGCTGTGGTTATCGCTGCTGTGCCACCAATCGTCGCGAATGAATGCAGAGGTCTATCGACCAACAGAGGCATTTTGTTTGAACTGCTCGTTGCCATTTAATTAACCATCTATAGAAAGTTTACTGAGAATGCGATATTGGAAGATCTCAATTAAATAGGAGAGATATCCCTAAGAGGTCCGCTATTCATTAGACCGACAGATGTACTCATCCCTTTTCTTGTTGCTTTACTTTTGACTGGCTTTACTTTTCCTTGTTTTTCTACTGGAACTGGAGGTGGATCGAATGATGCGCCTCTTTGGTTAGGTCTCTTAAATGTAGGGATTTCATTACTGATAACCTGTTCTCCGTCACCGTATGGATTTCTTCTAACGATCTGATCACCTTGCATTGAACCAGTAGGATCTGCTGGTGCTGGAATCGGCTGGAATGATTTTATGTTTTGAGGATTATTAGGAATCCCTCCTTTCGATCCGGCTAGGAAATTATTAGCTTCTCTTTCTGCTTGCTTGTTGATGTACCACTCGTTTGGTCGGAAAGATCTTTTAGCACCTTCTTTATATTTCATGTGCTCGGCTTTTTTAGTCATGCCACAGATCCTCCGAGAGTTTGAAATACATAGCTAGGAACCCTGCCTTTAGCGAACGATGTAACTAACTCATCGGCTGGATTTGGGACATTTCCAGGCTGTCCTCCGGGGGCAGGTAATTCTAGTCCTGGTTCACCACCAACTTGTGGTTGCATATTTGAGTTGATAGCTGGATTGAAATCACCCTCTGTTGTTGTCTTAGCCGATTGAGCTAATAAGGTAACAGGATCAGCAAAAGCGTTAGATCTGTTGGTATCTGCATTAGTCAAGCTTGGAGCAAATGCTAAACCACCTGCTTCGGGATCAAGTCCAGAGATGTCCGCTTTCTTCTCATATACCGCTTCGCTTTGGCTGTTTGTTTGTATTGCCTCCTCATTGATAGGTTGAGTACCTTCTACTGCTTGACTTGCGTCGAACGGCTTGTTTCCTCCCGGCAAATTAATTGTATTTGACCTTGCCAATAAATAACCAAGTCCTCCACCTACTAATGCGTTTTGAAGTTTGCCATCACCTAGAGCCAAACCAAGTCCTGCTCCCATGACAGCACCGCCAGCAGGATCAAGAAGAACCTTTCCATGCTGCTGAAGCATTTGATTCATCTGACTCTGACGATTCCTTTCTGTCTGAGCACCAGCGTTATAAGTCGGTAAAACCTCTTGATCATTGCCACTATCTCCAGAAGGTGTGGCAGGCGTACCTTCAATATTCTTTTCTGCCTTTTCGATATCTACGATCTTCTTGTCATCAAAATAATCGGTTTGACCAAGCATCTTTAGTGCTTGCTCTTTCTTGCGATCAAGAATGCCCTGTTTTATTTGATTATGTTTGCCTCCAACTCCAAGGCGGCTTCCATATGGTGAATTGTCTGACATGGTTCGTGGTTACCTCCAGTTTTGTGATCCAACGGCTTGTGCAATTCTTGTTCCAACTGCTGTATCAGCCGGACCTTTAATTGCCATGATGTATTCAGATCCAGATCGATC